CGCAAAGTATTACCAAAAGAAGAACTCTATACTATTGATTTAGAAACTGGTAAAGTTGTTAAGAAAATGGTTTGGTGTGATTACCATGAACAGTGGGAATGGATTGCTGACTTCTATTTAGAAAGTGAAGCCAAAGCCAAATACCCAACTGATGTTAGAAACATGTGTATTGCAGCTTGGGATATCGCAAAGGGTAAAACAGATTTTACTAAGATGTCTACACCAAGATTACCGAAGGAAAAATCAACTGCTTCGCTTATGGCATTTTTTATTTGATTGGAGTTTTATATTATGAGTGAATTTTTGTGGGTTGAGAAGTATCGACCAAAGACCATTGACGAGTGTATCTTACCTGATTCTTTGAAGCAAACATTCAAAGAGTTTATTACTAATGGTCAGTTACCAAACTTTTTGTTCTGTGGAACAGCAGGTGTTGGTAAAACTACAGTGGCTAAAGCACTATGTAATGAAATTGGTGCTGAGTATTTGTTAATCAACGGATCTGAAGAATCTGGTATCGATGTTCTACGAACAAAGATTAAGGGTTTCGCATCGACTGTTTCGTTGACTGATGCCAAGAAAGTAGTTATCCTTGACGAAGCGGATTATCTTAATGCCAATTCTACTCAGCCAGCGTTGCGTGGATTCATTGAGGAGTTCTCTAGCAATTGCCGATTTATCTTTACATGTAACTTCAAGAACCGAATCATCGAGCCTCTACATAGTAGATGTGCCGTTGTTGAGTTCAAGATCGACACGAAAGATAAACAATCTATCGCAGCAAATTTCTTTAAGCGTGCTTCAGGTATTCTTAAAGACGAGGGTATTGAGTTTGATCCAAAGGTTGTAGCAGAAGTTATTACAAGACACTTCCCAGATTATCGTAGAATCTTAAATGAATTGCAGCGATATTCTGTTACTGGTAAAATCGACAGTGGAATTCTTGTAAACTTGTCCGATGAATCTTACAAAGAACTTGTTGGTTATCTGAAGACTAAAGATTTCCCAGCAGTTCGTAAGTGGGTTGCTAAGAATTCTGACATTGAAACTACACAGTTATTCCGTGAGTTATATGACAAAGCTGTAGATTTCCTTGAGACATCCACAGTACATCATCTCGTTTTGATTTTGGCAGACTATCAATACAAAGCAGCGTTCGTTGCTGACCATGAATTAAACACAGTGGCAGCGATGACCGAGATTATGATTCAATGTAAATTTAAGTGAGGATGATATGGAAATTGTATTTTATGCTTCCGTCATTCTTTCTTTGATGTTTGTTTTCTTTCTTGGTGCTTTGTTTGGATGGACCAGACATCAAAATTTTCTTGAGCGTACTATGGGTAAAATGATTACACATGTTACAGAGGAAATCCGTAAGAATTCTATAGAGATTAGTATTGAAAAACATGCTGGTATGATCTACATATATGACAAGAACACAAAGCAATTTATGGCACAGGGTTCAAGTCGTAACGAAGTCGAAGAGATTCTTCTCAAGAAGTTTCCAGGGAAGAAATTTGTAGCTGACCAGAAGGAAATTGATGAGGGGTTTAGCGATGCCAAGTCCCTTTGATTTTATTAATGCTATAAATGTAACCAAAAAAGATTTACTCAGGGAAGATCCACTGAACGAGAAGGATTATTCTCCATTCATGGTAAACAGAGGACTATCTTATTTCTCTGACACAGTCATGATGGCGAATGAGATGAATCGACATGGTGGAATCCCAAAGGTATGGCAGAACGATTTTCTTCTAAATACAGTATCCAAGAAGAAGCGTTTTTCGAAGTGGCATAAAAAAGAAGCCGAGGATAAGGTTGTTCTTCTAATTATGGAATATTATAAATATTCTACTGAGAGGGCAAGGGAAGTCTTAGACATTTTGACACCTGCTCAGATTAAGATTATAGAAGAAAAACTATTCAAAGGTGGAAAATAATGTCTGTCGAAATGATTTATTATGACTGGACTCCAGATTCGATGCTGGAAGTACTGTTACCAGAACCTGATAACTTTTTGAAAATCCGTGAAACTCTTACCCGAATCGGGATCGCTTCCAGAAAAGAACAAAAGTTATACCAATCATGCCATATTTTGCATAAACAAGGTAGGTATTTTATCGTTCACTTCAAAGAACTGTTCGCCCTCGATGGTAAAGAATCGAACATTACTTCCAACGATGTAGAGCGCAGAAATACTGTTGCTGGATTATTGCAAGATTGGGGTTTGCTTTCTATCGTACATCCTACGAAAGCAGAACCAAAAGTTTCTCTGTCGCAGATTAAGGTTGTGGCATATAAAGAGAAAGACCAGTGGGAATTAGTCCCTAAATATAATATCGGTAAAAAGGTTACCGTAACTAAATAATTTTAAACTTGGAGTGAATTGAAATGAATGATTCTATCATTAAACTTGAATTGACAATTGACGAAGTAAACATGGTTCTTCGTGTATTGGGTAAGCACCCTTTCGAAGAAGTTGTTACTGTAATCAACAAAATTAAACAACAAGGTGATCCACAGGTAGACGCAATTGTGCAGGCTCAACAAGCTGCTCAAGCGCCAGCTACTCCTGAGGCACCAGCTGCCCCAGCAGCATAAAGTCTTCACCTTAGGACCGCTAAGTACGAAGTGTTCTAAAGCTGGTATGACATTACGATACCGCTGGATCCAGTAACCAGCAAAACACTATGCCCATTTGGGGTAGTGAATTTTATTTTAACTCGCTTAATAGGAGATATAACATGGGTAACAACAACCAATTTGCATTATTTGGTCCAGGATTCAAGGACTTCGACAAATTCTTTGTCGGTTTTGATGATACAGCAAAACAGCTGCAGGCAATGCATGCTGATCTAACTAAAAACATTCCCAACTATCCACCATATAACATTCGCAAGAATGATGAGAACTCATACACAATTGAAATCGCAGTAGCTGGTTTCGGTGAGTCTGAGATCGACATCACTATTGATGGTGGTAAGTTAATTGTTAAAGGAAATGTTGAAGCTGAAACAGATGAGTCTTATGACTATTTGTTTAAGGGTATCGCAACTCGTGCGTTTACTCGTGCGTTCGCTATCGATGATCACATTGAAGTAAAGAACGCAGAACTATTCAATGGTATGCTTAAGATTGCTCTGGAGCGTCTTATCCCTGAGGAAAAGAAACCAAAGAAAGTTCCAGTAAAGACAACTGGTAAAAAAGAGTTCTTGACTGAGGCAGAATAACATGACTAACATTCTAAAATCCATTAAGGGATTTGTTATGGAAGTTGTGAGTTGCATACAAGAAGCAAAAAGAATGCAAGCAGAGGAGCATACAAAATGGCACTCTTAAAATTCTTTTCTTTTTTGTTTAAACAATCTTCGCCTTTAGAAGATTACATTGTAAGTAAAAATCCTCAGACATCATCTGATGTTGAACACTGGACTCGTAGATACTACGATGGTCAAGCGAGGGGTCTATAATGTGTAACTGGATCCCTATGACTGATGATGATTGGGATTGGGTAAATGGAAAGATTCCGCCAAACCCACAGAAGTAATAACAAGGGAGCTTCGGCTCCCTACTTCTTCTGCTTCATAAATAGAAGTATGAAGAAAAGAGCAAGCGTATTTCCAAACATGGTAACTTATGTACCTATCCGAAGAAGGGATTGGGTATTAAAGATTTCAATCTTTAAAGATCACTCTATATTGATTGTTGGTTATAATGTTTATACCTTCTCTACAGTAGTGAAACAATTTGACAATGCAGATCTCGCTGCATCTTTTGTAGATTTTTTAGTTGAACAGGAAGAGTTATAATGAGTAATGATATTAAAGTTTTTAAAATGATTAATGGTGAAGAAATTATTGGTCAAGTTTTTATTGCATTCGGCGACCATTTTGAGATTAAAGAACCAGCCCAGATCGTCCTTCAAAGAGATCCAAAATCTGGTGGTGTTGGAGTCGCAATCGCTCCATATATGCCCTATGCTGATGGTAATGTAGACATCTATAAGTCTGCCATTGGATCTTCTTGCATTCCTTCCAAAGATCTTGTAAACGAATACAACCGAATCTTTGGAGCAGGGATTATAGTTCCCCCAGCCCAAAGCATTATCGCCCCTGTATAATCCTT